GCGTTGATCTTGGCCCGCTTGATGCGGTGGGCGGCGAGCTTCTCCTGTACTTGGTCGAACAAGGTGCGGTCCAGGATCGGTTGCTGCGGACCTTTCAGGATCTCGCCCTTGTAGTTGACCTCCCCAATATAGAACCGGTTGTGCAAGAGATTGGCGAGGGAAGCCGTGCTGAAATCGATCCCGCCGACCTTGCGGCCGTCCTTCAAGTTCCGGCGTTTGGAGACGATACCTTGCTGCCGGAGTTCCTTCTGCACCTCGCTTAAACTTCCAAGCCGGGCATAAGCCTCGAAGATCCGCCGGACGGTTTTGGCTTCGTCGGGAAGGATCACGACTTTGCGGTCGACCGCGGCATAGCCGAGGCAGACATTGCCGCCGACCCAGAGGCCCTTGCGTTTGGAGGCCGCTACCTTGTCCCGGATTCGCTCCGAGGTTACCTCCCGCTCGAACTGAGCAAAGGAAAGAAGGACATTCAGGGTCAGCCGGCCCATGGAGGTGGTGGTGTTGAACTGCTGGGTGACGGAGACGAAGGACACCCCATGGGCATCGAATAGTTCCACCAGTTTGGCGAAATCAGCCAAGGAACGAGTCAGCCGGTCAACCTTATAGACCACGATGATATCGACCTTGCGAGCCTTCACGTCCTCCAGGAGACGCTGAAGGGCAGGGCGTTCGGTCGATCCCCCGGAATATCCACCATCGTCATAGCGGGTGCGGATCAGGGTCCAGCCGGCATGGGTCTGACTCTTGATATAGGCCTGTGAGGCCTCATGCTGGGCATCGAGCGAATTGAAATCCTGCTCCAATCCGGAATCGCTTGAGACCCGGGTATAGATGGCGCAGCGGACGGCCTTTCCGATCTCCTTCTTCATCACACTATGACTCCGCCTGCTGAGCCGACTTGTTCCGGAAGCCGAAGAACCGAGGTCCGTTCCAGCGGGTGCCGGTGATGGCGCAGGCGATTTGGGTCAGGCTCTTGTAGGTCTTGTCTTCCCAACTGAAGCCACCCGCGGTGATGGTCACCCGGTGCATCTTGCCCTTCCATTCCCGGGAGAGAACCGTCCCGGGCTGCAGCTTCCAGTCAGGCCTTCTGAAACCCGCTATCACTCCCTTCAGTGTATCGCCGCGGCAATCGAGCTTCACGCTGTCCAGGATCCGCCGGCTCGCGGCGTCGATATCACCGAACCGGTCGGCTTGCAGGCGATAGGCCAGCGTCCGAAACAACAGATTGCGGGAGAGTGTAGTCGGCGGCACCCTGCGAAACACCGTGCGCCAGCGCGCCCGCAGGTCACCAATAGGGAGATCGCTCAGGCGAGCGATCTCCGCCGACACGGCGTCCGCATCCGGATCGCCCGTGCTGACATCTGAACCAGACATGGCCGTCAGATCGCTTTGCGGCCAGTCTTGCCAGAAGCGCTACGATCAGAGCCGCCAGTCACCCGGTAAATCCGCTCGCCATCGGCATTGAGTTTCGAGGTCAGCTTCAGTCGCAGCTTCTTGCGAACGACGCCGGACAGAAATCCGCGCACCGAGTGCTGCTGCCATTTGGTGGTTTTCATCATGTCCGCGATCGTGGTCCCCGAAGACGATCGCAACATCACAAGGACCTTGGCCTGCTTTGATAAGGCTTTGTTCTTGGCGGCGGGCTGCTTCGTTGGCGCCTTTCGCTCACTCCGTGTGCGGGCTTGCGGTTGGATCGCTATCTCCGCTGGTGCGGGCGTGATGGTTGAAGCCTCGGTTTGCATTGAGATCTCCATTCGATCGCAGCACATGCTGCCACGACCAGAACCCCGCGGAGGCCAACGGCGCTGGCGGGGATGGCTGGAGAATGAGGGTCTCGGTCTGCTTCTATTGATGCTCCGATTTTGACCGTTCAGTATTGAGTGCCACTTCAGTGCCAGCAACAGCAACACAAGTGCTCTGTTCGGCCGTGAAGTCCAGTCAGAAGGGCTCAAGCGCGCGATCTATTCCAGTCAATGGTGGGGCATCCACTGCAATAGGATTATTTACCCATAATTGCGCTCAATCTTATAGGATAAAACACCTAGTGGGAGGCGAGATATGACATCAAACATTCAGACGCTGGTGAAGGTTTTTGGAAAGTGGCCCAGCTTTGCGCTGGTGCTGCTGGCAACGCTAATGCCGGTACTTGTAGCACTCATTGCGCTTCTAAAGTGATCGCCGAAGCGCAGCCGGAAGCGTCCTAGGCTTCACGAGACGACGATATTGCTCTGAATCTGTCGACGACTTTCTGAATCGCGCTAAGCCACCGATCTTGTTGCTCAAGCATGACGCTCAACGGGATGGCCACCCTGTCGTTGTAGCGCACATGCCAGCTGCCGGGGCTCGGTAGGTCGTCTTTGACATAGGCACTCGGAAGAAACTCGGCAATGTCCGCCATGTACCTTGCGCCGACCGGTTGCTCCAATTTTTGATCGCGAACAGCCTGTCCCCAGAACTCAACGACGGCATCCTTGCTGATCGTGCCAAGATTGATGCGGCCACCCGTGGGATCGTCGACATAAATCAAGAGGCGACGTTTCAACTCGGGCTCGCATCCAAGTGCACGGCATTTTTCGAGGAAAGCGCGGACTGCATCGGGATAGCTCGGGTTCTGCGAAGCAAGGCCTGCATAAAACTCATGCTCAGACAGAGTTTCCGGCCGACTTTCACCAGAGACATCGGCGATCTCTGGCTTGCCTCTTTCCTCTGTCATGAAGACAGTGCGCGTTATAATTTCAGTCTGAACCAGGAGCCGCGGCTGAATAAAATACGAGCTAGCCAGCTTGTGCTCGTAAATTGCCATCTCAACTAGAGCAAAGGAGAACCCCAAGGTAGCGCGGTTCTGCAAGAGACCCGCGATTTGCTGAAGACCCGATCGAATGCCGTCACCGACGATAAGCAGTAAAAAATTGCCCAGTTTGAGTGAGCGCGAAATGGCATCGATAAGAGCGGCTTTGTCGTCGTCGTCCGCATTGGGCCCTAAAACCGCGTCGAGCATCGAGTCTCCGCCTTGCACCCGGTTAGCCCTGTTCACCGCAGCAGCGAGCTCGTCGTAGGTCAGATTGGCGAGTTCGCCGGCATAGTCCAAGACCTGTGCCACGACCGACCGGATGGCTTCTGGATTATTCCATAGCTTGCATTCGACCAGGCAGATGCGCCCGTCAGTATTTACCAGGAGATTGTCCAAATACTTGTCGCTTTCTCGACCGAGCGGCAGCTCGCGGCAGACTGACCGTAGATTCGTAAAGGACGGCTCGATCTCTTCCACGGGGAGCATCGAGGGTTCGGCGCTTACCAGCTGCTGCAGTAAGTCCTCTACAAAATGACTACCCAACTCCTTGGCTGACCGCCGAACACGCTCTAACCGGCTGATCCTGGTGGGCGAGCTAAGGCTATCGATGGCAATGGGCGTGGCATGTTGACGTGTCACTAGTATCCCTCAGCAGTCAGATTAATCATGGGATTATACACCGTGGTTTAATAGGCCTCCAAATGGTGCGTTGCGGGCATGGATGCCCGCAAGTTGGTGGCGCATAATCTCCGGAAGCTCAGGGTTTCCCGCGATATCTCGCAGGAGAACCTTGCGGTGGACGCCGATCTGGACCGGACCTACGTGAGCCGACTTGAGCGCGGCCTTGAAAATCCGACCGTTGCTGTTCTGGCCCGTCTCGCAAAGGCACTTGACGCCGAAATCGTTGAATTCTTTGCTGTTGTGAGACGGGGAGAACTGGCTGTTAAGCCCCTCAAAGGAGGTCGTCGGCCGACCAAGCAAAGTCGAAAGCAGAGTAGAGTTCATTGACTTGCGGGCGCGATATCCATGACCCCAATCACGCTCTGTTTCGCCGTGTACTCAAGTCGAATATGAGCAATTTTATTGCTCTTTCTGACTGCGGGTACCCATGGTTGCTCGCGCTTGTGTTCAGTGCCGTCGGCTGACCACAGGCCTGTCGAATAGCAATAAATTTGCGCGCACTTCGAGCGGAGCAGAGGAGGGTTAGGTCGAGAGGGGTTAGTACGAATAGATTTTTTTAGTCGTCACTTTCAGCATATTGTATTCGCAAGGCACGCCTTTGCGCTCTGCGCGTTTGTGCTGTCGTGCCTTTGCGAGTGCCAGTCCTTCTCGTTTGAATAGCTGCACCATTGAATCAACCTGGTCGTTGTATTTGCCGTCGGGAAAGGCAAGCAACTCCTTGCGGAAATCACTTAGGCCAGGACAGCTTGCGATGATTTTGACACGACCTCCCTCAATCATAGGTAGCGTCGCGTTAGCATCCTTCAGTTTGCCCTCACCATTGGCGTAGTGGATATGATTGTGCCCCTGTGCGCGAAGCTCCTGAAATAGACCCGCTCCGACGCCGTTGCTGTCGACAACGACAATATCCGGGCGATATTGTTTGTCGAGTTCGAGCAGCTTCTTCCGCACGGCTGGGAGTTGGTCGCGAACGCGGTAGGCGCCAATAAGATACCAAATCTTGTTTCGGTGTCCCCAGATTGTGAAAGCCGAATAGTTTCCGGCTGCCGAGGCCGCAACGTCGACGCTCATGATCAGTTCTGAAAATTCGGGATGCGTGTCGACGTGCTCGAACCATTCCCATTTGAACAGCCCGCCGCCAGGGGGAATCGGGTCCTGCAGGTATTGCGCCGAAAATCCGTGGCTGCCGAGAGCGAGCTGTCGCTCCTTCAGCTCCGCGTGGCCCAAGCGGGCCGGGTGCATCAGTTCGCCCTGTTTGAACAGGTAGGTCTTACCGTTTCCGATTTCGAAGATGAGATCTTGATCAGCGATCGCCGGGATTCTCAAGATATCCCAGTTTCCTTGCTCGATCAGCTGTCCTGGTAGGTCGGCAACATGCAGACGCTGTTGGACCAAGATAATGCGGCCCTCTTTTGGATTGTTGAGCCGGGTTGGTACTGTGTTCTTGTACCACTCATTCACGCCTTCGCGCGCGGCCTCGGAATAGGCGTCATTAGCTTTCAGAGGGTCGTCGATAATGATGTAGTCGGCGCCCAATCCCGTTAGCGTGCCATGAATTGACGTGGCGCGTCGCTCTCCGTTGGCGGTGGTTTCGTAGTGTGACTGAGTGTCCTTCGTTGTACTGATGACTGTGGAGGTGAAGAGTTCTCCAAACCACGGAGCTTTCATAATCTGCCTAGTCTGGTTGCAGAACTTTTCCGCTAAGTCCTGTCCGTAACTTATTGTGATAATCTTTGCGCTCGGGTCGTGTCCGTGAATGAAGGCGGGCAGAGCGACCGAAGCTTGCAGTGACTTCAAACCCCGCGGCGGTGCCAATACGATCAGGCGCCTTGTCTTACCCAAAATACACTGACCGAGCTGGTGACTGATCGCTTGGTTCGACCAGTTGGGAAAAAATACTTCGGTAGGATTGAGTTCGTTGAAAACCTTCTCCGTGAATGCCGGAAAATCCACGCGGAGAATAGAGTTGAAGATATCGGCCGCTTTTGGCTTAGTCATTCGTCATCCGCTTTATTCCGCTCAAGAAATCGTTCGATGATCTCGCGGTCTTTCTGCGAGACCTCTTCACGCGTAGCACGGGATTGACGCGAGGAATCGCTGCGTTCCACGTAGTCGAGAAGCTTCTCGCGGGCACGATCGCGTCCCTTTAGGGAATCGTTGACGAGACCCTTCGCAAGCGCCTCTCTGCGTGAAAGCTTTTTGACTTTGCCTCCTTGCTCGATTGTGATGCGCGAATTGAGCTCGCGATCCAGCAGCGTGGAAAAATTGCGGGCGCCGTTCGGGCGTCCCCGAGGGTTGCCGGATTTGCCCTTCTTGAATCGATGAGCGACAGGCGGCTTCCCGCGGCCGACCTTGTATGACTTCGATTTCTTCCTCATCGGTCGTGACCTCTCTCGTTGGCCACATCAGCGAACGACTTGCCGCTATCAGCGTGGATCGCAGTTTTGCCCGTGGCCTGTTGCCAGCGTTGGACGATCAGATCGACGTACACGGGGTCGAGCTCTGCGACGCGGGCACGTCTGCCAGTGCGCTCGCAGGCCAGAACGGTCGTCCCGCTTCCGGCGAACGGATCAAGGATGAGACCGTGCCGGTGGGAACAGTCTTTGATTGCGTCGACCACCAGGGCGGTGGGCTTGACCGTCGGATGCATGGCCAGCGTTTCAGCCCGGTCGGGGCCGGCATTCGCACCCGGGTATTTCCACACGTTGGTGCGATAGCGCCCGTGCTCGCCGAGGCCGAAATTGTTGATGTGGGGCGCATCGCCGTTTTTGTAGACAAAGACAAGCTCATGTTGGCTGCGGTAAAAGCTGCCCATACCGGCATTGTCCTTCGCCCAGACGCAAAGGTTCTTGGGCTTACCGAAAATCGGCATGGCCGCAGCGAGAAGCTCCACCATGTGCGCAAAGTCCATGCACACGTAGAGAATCGCGCCGTCGCGGGTCCAGTCGGCAAAGTGCGCCATACTGGTCGACAGAAAATTCTTGAATTCTCGCAGCGACATCTCGCCGGATGCCATTACGAATTCCCGGCTGGACCCCTTCTTCGCCCTCGCATGCCCCTGAATCTTGCAGTTATAGGGAGGGTCGGTAAAAACCATCTGGGCTTGCTCATTGCCCAAGAGGCGAAGATACGTAGTCCGCTCCAAAGCGTCACCACACAGCAACGCATGCTGGTCCAACCGCCAGAGATCACCCAGAACGCTCACCGGTCGCGAGGGAAGGGGCGGAAGCGCATCTTCTTCCTGATCGACCACCCTGAAATCTAGAATGCGGTCGATGTCGCGGGTCTCAAAGCCCGTAACATCAAGATCGAGCTGAAGCTCGGGCGCCGAGAGTTCGGCGAATTCCAGCGCCAATACTTCCTCGTCCCACTCAGAGAGCTCACCAAGACGAGTTTCCGCCAACCGAAACAGCCGAATATCGGTCTCGCTCAGATGCTCCAGGCGGATGACCGGAAGTTCGGCAATGCCCATCCGCGACGCCACAACGTACCGAGCATAGCCGCAGATGATCTCGCCGTTTGAATTGATGATGATCGGCACAATCCAGCCGAACCGCCGCAGGCTTGCCTCGATCTGAGCCAGGTGCTTTTTGGAGTGCTTGCGCAAGGCGCGCTTTGACGGCTTCAGACGCTTGCGACACCACCGCTCGATTTTCAGATCTCGAAGCGCATCGAATGTCTCACGATGAAACTGGTCGGGCTTGCTAAGCCAGTAGCGTCTTTCTTCAATAACCGGTCGACGCGTCATCCTCGCCCCCTGTGGCTTGATAGAAAAATGTACGGCCGCGACCGCTCATGCAGTGCCGACGCAGGCACGTCGACGTGGATGAGCGATCGCGGTATTCTTCGTTCTGAGCGGCGACTGCAGCTCAGGGGCGACTACTCGTTCGCAGCATCGGCCCGCTTCGGAGGTGTCGTCTCCGAAGCATTGGTGCTGCAATCCTCCTGAGGAGTGTTGGCCTTAGGCGCGACATTCACCTGCACCGGACGAACCGGCCTCTTCACGATGGGCATATGCCCCTCCGCGTTGCGGCTGTTAGGAAGCCG